GTTCAAACCGGATGATGCTACCAGGCTCTGGTTATCTGCTCGGACAAATTGTGTGCCCGGATTCAAATCAGTAACTTGGGCGGCGATACATCCCCCGCCAGTGGGAGTTACGGCAATCATTGATGAAGCGTCTTGGCCGAAATCAACACCCACTTGGTAGATGAAGTCCACGGAATCGATGGCTAGGGCCTGGCCGTTAGCAATCGAAACGTAACTTCCGGTGTCAATCTCCCCTTGAACGCGGTCCCCACTCGCCGAGGCTATCGGCAGTTCTACTGTTTCAGTCAAATAAAATGCGCCTGTCTTCGCTGTCGCCATAGTCAACGTGTGCGAACCCCGGCCTAAAAGGCTTGGTCCGCGCTCCGCATCTGGTAAATATCTTGAAAATATCATAAGGAGGGCCCCGCTCGCAGGGTACATTGGCTGAGTGCGCACTGTTTCATAGATACAGCCAATCATCAACCAATGAAAGTATTAGGTATCCAACTGATTTCATAGGGTGTCCGTGTGTCACCCACTACTATATACTAGGACTTACTCGGATAAACATGGACCCGGAACATTTGGACATATTGGAAGCCCTGCACGGAGAAATGAAGCGAATAGCCGATACCCTTGAGCGTTTGCTCAAGATAAGTGAGATGAGCCTATGAGAGCGGCAACAAAGGCAGACAAGAGAGTTCTCAACTCCTTCCTTGAATGGTTTGAATCTTTAACTCCAGAAGACCGAGAACGATGGATGTATATGATGACAGAAGTTGTTGCGAAAGTGAGGAATGAACTATGAAGTGTGTCAACAAAGACTGTGACAACGAACAAGACGGGGCTGATTTGACTATCTGTTGGGCTTGCCAACGGTTCAGGGGGTTGGAAGAATGAGTTCAATGCAGATTCAATTCAGACTTCACCACACTTCACCCCTCTATCAATGGGTAAAACAATTAGAAGACTCTGGCGAGAACCTGAGCGAAGCCATACGGTCCCGTTTGCTCTCTCAACTCTCACAAGATGTTAATTCAACGTATTATCCCCTTTACCTGGTACATATGAAAAACTCAGAGAATTGGATACTGGCTCAACGAATCTTACCCACCGCTCACCGAGACCTGATGATGGATGCGATCGAAAAGCATCGAGGTGGTTTTGATATGACCATAAGAAATTAGAGCCAACTCGGTCTTTGTGGTCGAGTGATTTCCCAAGCTCGACGGACATCCCTCTCTCTTCGAGATAACCATCCGCCGATGGGCTCAACTAATTGTTTCTGCCACAGTTCTTCGGTGACATATTCGATTATTGGCTCGGTTACTTTTTCCTTAAGAGCAGGACCAACTACCTCAACATATTTCTTCGGGGCATTCCAGGGGTCGAGAACCAGGTCAAGAACATCTTCCGTTGTACCAAGGCCAGTGATTTCAACAATTGCTATTGTCACACCCACTCCGACCGCGGCCCCAATCCAGTAGGGGGCCAAGGCGCCAAAAACCAGGTTGGGAGCAACTACTGGGGCTACCTTCACAGCAAAGAAGGCGGTGTCCTTGGTTGCTTCCGCCCAATCGCCTTTGCGATAGTTCTCTTGCATTTCCTTCCGGTATTGAAGAAGTAAGAAAGCGCCGTAGATGCTTCGAGCGGCAGTTACCTTGGTGACCATTTCATCACGTCGCTAATTCATACGACCGCTTCTGCCTCATCATGAAGGAGAGGTCCTTTTCTTGGGCGACGATGATTGATGAAACATAATTGCAGGGCGGGATGGTAATGGATGTATCTTTTGGAATCGCAACGTCAATCATCACTATGCGTGTAAGGTGAATCTTGTCGGCGGTGGCGGCTGAGCAAGTACCCCAACTTGTTCGAGCGAACTCACCGACCTTGCTCCATGTGGTGGATGTGTAGAAGGTCCGCGTGCGCCCATAGATGACCTGCTCCTGGTTCATGGTAGAACCAGGGAATCCCGGAAGGTCGCCATCAAGGGCTAGATTATCAAAGAGTGCGTTAGTGATGGCAGCATCATCAACGAACTCTGTCGTGATTAAATCGATAACCCAAACCGGTAAATCGCCATTGGGTCCGAACTCTTCTTGGATATCTGTGCCCTGGAAGAATGAAGTAAGAGCACTCCGACTATATCCAGAGAGATCATAGTAAGACCGATTCACGAAGGCACGGTTGTTGAGACGATTCCAGTTATCACCCACCACGGAACTGATGGTCGAGGGTGGGTCTTCGGAATCCATTGTGATGACTGCACCTCCTAACTGCTTGGCGAGCACCCGCGGTCCTTCTAGTGTCACTTCTTCTTCCCCCTCAATGCTGCATGGCTCTTCTTAGCCAGGGCGGCGAAGTCTGTCCTTGGGTGTTTCTTCTTCTGTCTGGCATATTCTGCCTTGTATTTGATATTGTACGCTGAAGGTCCGCGCTTCTTTTTGGTTGGTTCGTATGCTCTGCGAGCGGTTTTCCTGACTTCGCCCTTCGTGGTGCTGTCACTAGTTAGGGATTCTCCGCATCTAGGACAGTATCGAGGCATTTAGAAGCCTCAGTTATCGCTAGCCGTGCTCTGAATCGCTATGGCCATCCAGTCCTTAGTTGAGAGTTTAACGACACGGCACCGAATCCTAGCGGTGATGTGGTTGAGACCGCCACCAGTTGCATTGCCATCAACACCCGCTACGAGGAAGAGCGAATCGTTGACGCAGAGGAATGAGTCGCTGAGCCCACCAGGTCCGAACGAATCCGGGTAAAAATCAGTTGCTGCGGTGGCGATGTTGTTCGGTTGGTCGATGTTCAAACCGGATGATGCTACCAGGCTCTGGTTATCTGCTCGGACAAATTGTGTGCCCGGATTCAAATCAGTAACTTGGGCGGCGATACATCCCCCGCCAGTGGGAGTTACGGCAATCATTGATGAAGCGTCTTGGCCGAAATC